TTAAACTTCTAATTTATCAATCAGCATTGCATCGCCATAACTAAAGAAGCGATAGCGATCTTTAACGGCATGTTCATAAGCAGCCAAAATATTTTCTCTATTTGACAATGCTGAAACTAACATGAGCAGGGTAGACTCAGGTAAATGGAAGTTAGTAATTAAACGGTCTACGATGCAGAACTCATAACCCGGATAAATAAAGATTTGCGTATCACCAGTCCATGCTGCGATTTTTCCGCCATGCGCTTGAGCTGCACTTTCTAAAGCACGTGTTGCAGTTGTACCGACAGCAATCACTTTATTACCGCGTGCTTTAGTTGCCAAAATTAAATCAATAGTTTCTTGAGGAACATCACACCATTCACTGTGCATGACATGATTCGTAATGTCATCAGTACGTACAGGCATAAAAGTACCTGCACCGACGTGAAGAGTCACAAACGTTTTCTTAACGCCTTTTTGGTCTAACTTTGCTAACAACTCTTCATCAAAATGCAAGCTTGCTGTTGGGGCAGCCACACTGGCAATTTTTTCTGGATTATGGAAAACCGTTTGATAGCGTTCAGTGTCAATTTCTTCTGCTTCACGATTGAAGTAAGGCGGAATAGGTAACTGACCATATTGCTCAAGTACTGGCAAAATTGGTTGTGAAAACTCAACGACAAATAAGTTTTCGTGACGGCCACGCACAATCACAGGAATATTGTCTGCACCGACAAAAAGCTCAGCCCCTGCTTTAGGTGAATTACTCGCTTTAATATGGCAATACGCTGTGGTGTGATTCAGCATACGCTCAACCAAAATTTCAATCGCCCCACCTGTGGCACGTTTTCCTTTAAGTCGAGCCTTCATGACTTTGGTATCGTTGAGTACCAATAAATCGCCTTCTTCGAACAGATCAATAATATCTGTGAACATATGATCGTGATATTGGCCCTTAGCATCTAAATGCAATAAACGCGAAGCACTACGTGTTTCGAGTGGGTAACGGGCAATAAGTTCATCGGGTAGTTCAAAGGAAAAGTCAGACAGTTGCATATTTAGGAAAAACACCGCAAAAATTGCGCCTAGTATAAACTTTTTCGCTTTTTAATGGCTGTGCTTCTGGCCTAAATCATGAAAAATGTTTAAATGATCTAAAAGTGAACGATAATATTCACTTAGGGTTTGACAAGTTTTGCAAACGCGCTAATATACGCAACACAAACATACTTCCTCTCCCGAGGTGGTGAAATTGGTAGACGCGGCGGACTCAAAATCCGCTGTCAGAGATGACGTGTCGGTTCGAGTCCGACCCTCGGGACCAGATTCAGAATCTATTAGATTCTCCAAAGCCCCAAGCCTTATATATCAAAGGCTTGGGGCTTTGTCGTTTCTGGCGTTTATGTTTTTTTACGGTATTTCACGGGTTTTTTTGGTATATGTTTCCACCCGTTTTCCACCCGGTCGGAAACTTGAGAATGTTTAAGGAGATTTTATTTACATGAGTACGTCGATTTATCAACGTCCAAATAAGAAATGGAAAGCAGATGTTGTTTTAAATGGTGTGCGTGTTACTAAAACTTTAGAAAAAAAAGAATTAGCAATCCGTTGGGCTAAGGAGACTGAACGAAATCTCATTTTAAATGACTCAACTCAAAAAGCTCTTAATAGTAAAATTGTTATTACTATGCGTGAGGCTCTTGGCCGTTACTCAAATGAGGTTTCCAGATTTAAAGCTACTGCAAAAAAAGAGATGCAACGGATCCGCTATTACCAGGACAACTTGCCAAATACTGATTGGCCACTCAGTTGTTATAAAGGTGAGTTTTTAAAGCAATGGGAAGATACTGTTACTAAAAGAACAATTAATCCACTCAAGCCATCAACTATCCTTCGTGATTATTCAACTTTGTCTTCATTCTTTAACTGGTGTCGAAAGGATAAAGGATGGATTGAATCCAATCCTGTTGAAAATCTCAGAAAACCCAAAAAGCCTCCACATCGTGAAAGACGTACAGAAGTTGAAGAACTTCAGCGCATGTTGGCTGCTTTAAAATATAAGCCTGGAACAGTACCAACTACAAAAATGCAAGAAGTTGGATTGATTTGGCTTATTGCTATGGCCACGGGAATGAGATCCGGAGAGATTGTTAATCGCTTGCCTGAGCACGTTTTTTTGTCTAAACGATATGTTCAGCTGGATAAAACGAAAAATGGTACTGCTAGAAAGGTTCCATTAGATGATTTTGCGCTTCAGCTGTGGACCTTAGCTCTAAAAATTGACCGAAAGGGGAGTCCTAAAGTGTTTACTGTTTCTGATTCTTCACGTGATTCATTGTTTAGAAAGGCACGTAAACAAGCTGGATTAGAAAATTCAGATCTGACCTTTCATGATTCACGACATGAAGCAGCTTCACTTATGGCCAGACGTATTAAAAATGCACTTACTTTATGCAAAATCTTTGGTTGGAAAGATCCTAAACAAGCTTTGACATATTATAACCCGACGAATGATGAGATCCTGGATGAATTAAACCAGTCATCCGGCTTAAGTCGTTTGTTAGCATAAGAAAAGCCACCTTACGGTGGCTTTTTATTAGCTATATTTGATATTGGTTTTATCAAATGCCATACCAAAACTTATGACATCGGTAGCCTTCCAACGTGATACTGTACGATCACCAGTAGCAGAGGTAGGCAGCTCCCGACTCGGTGGAAAATTATCATTGCTAATAATATGGCGTTTAGTGTAATCCAGTGAATATTTAAAGTAATTTGCTATGTCTTGTTCATCCCAAAGTTGACATTCAATTGGAATAATTGGTTTAGCTTCTATTTGCTTCATTAACTTCAGAAGCATTTTTTCAATAAGTGAGTCCACACTTACAGTCATGTGTTGGCTCCTTAAACCGGGTTTGCTTGTGGCAAGCTATCGAGCGCTTGAAATGTTATGGCTCTAACTTCAGTTACATAACGGTCTTGATTGTTTTGGTCAGTCCATTTCCGTGTATGTAATGACCCTTCGATATAAACTTTTGAACCTTTTTTAAGAATTTGACAGGCAATTTCACCAAGTCTGTTGTGGGCAACAATCCGATGCCATTCTGTATTTTCAATCCAATCTCCAGTGCGTTTGTCCTGGTATTTTTCTGAAGTGGCAATTGAAAACTGAGCATAGGAGCCACCGTTTTGATACTGTTTGGGAATTGGATTGGCACCAAGTACACCGACCAATATCACTTTGTTTATTCCGCGCATGATTCTTGCTCCCAATCAAAATCCTCGCCAAGCTGCTCGCTGTTATCTGTATCAATCAGAATGATTGAGATAATTTCGTATTCTTCTAATCTTTTGACACTTGCCATTTTCTCAAATGCGTCTTTAAGATTTACGAACTTTCCAATCAAAGTTGTGATTTCAGAAACAGCACAAGCCCCAAGCAATGAAGCTGCTTTCTGTTGAATTGGGCTATTTGATAAATCTTTACGAATCCGTACCTGATATTTTTTAGTAGACATGATTACCACCCTAATCCTTGCTCTATACGAGCTTTTTGTTCTTCTTCTGCATGGATCATTTCGGATAACTTAATTGCTTGATCTGCTGCATCTTTCATTGAGGTAGCAAAAATCCATTGGCAACGGTACCGCCCTCCTAGTGAATTAGAGAGGTATCTTCCTTCTTCGTTAAACTTAAAATTAAACGGTATAGCAATATGAATACTTATTAAAAATTCAAAATTTGGATGATGACGGATCAGATGAGTGAAATGTTCTTCATTCCATTCACGGTCTGAATATTGATTTACGTTATCTATAAACTCTTTAAGCTGAGGATATTGTTCAACCAAATCTTCAGCATTTTTAGAATCCATATCTCCTAAAAACTCTTCAAAACCTTCAGGAACAGTTTGACCTACAGCTAACGTTGGAACATGTAGAATCGTATGAAATTCCACATTGTTATTAAACATTTCTTCTGCCAAAGCAAAAGGGAAGGAAACAGTAATTTCCGCTTGTGTGTTTTCTACGTTAGAATCGTTTTGCATAATTGCGCTCTCTTGTGATTGTGTGACACATACAGAAGTTGCCGCTTTTGTATGTGTGCTTAAATAATTAGCCAGCTTTATAAAGTAAGCTCTGTAATTTGATGACCTTATTTTTTAGTTCATCGTATTTTTCCCAATTTAAATTTGCCCGAATTATTCGAAGTACTTCTTTTGCCTCCTTTCTTGCGGTTCGTGTTTCGCTATATTCCAAAGAACAAATACAGGCTTGAACTTGGTTAATAGCCTCATCAATATTTCTTTGGTCATCATGGTGTTGATGGGTAACGTCATGGCCTGAATCCCATGTACATAAATAATTTCTTTCGAAATCTTCTTTTGTCATCTCACTATCAATAAATGGCAGTGCATTAAGATCTAAGTCATCCCACACTTTTGATTTCATGCTTGTGGTGCTCCATAGTTTGGGTTGGTAAAAATCCAACATTTCACTGTTCTACGTTTGTCTGACATTTCATTGTCAGCGTTCAGATTTTTTGCAGCGTCAGTTGGGTAACGGCTAGAGCTAACAGCTCGGTTAGATTCAATAAATTTGAATTTTTGTGATGATTTCAGTAGGTTTTTCATCAACGTAATTTCAGGAAGTTTCTGATACTGTTGGGCAGCAACTTTGTAGATTTCATTTAAATTGATAGCGATAGTCTGAGCATCGTTGTCATGATGGTTAAGACTGAATGGAGCTGATCTACCACTTTGTAGGTATTCAAATGCTTCCCAGAACTGTTCAACCTCCTGACAGTCACCGTTGAGTTGATCTACACGTTGTTGAGCCATTTCCATTAGCATTTCTTGCGCCGGAGCCACTTCTTCATAGTCCAGATAACCATTCAGTACGTGTTCAGCTATAGCCTCAATCATTGCAGCAATTTGTGCATGACATAGAGCAATACGTGTATGCGTAATACCCATACTGTGATACTGGTCTTCAAGGCTTTTTAGACGTTCCTGATATGTAGTAAGGATCTCATTTTCTTTACGTAGGCAATGAGTCATGTACGTACATGCTTCTTCAAGTTCTATACGGTCCAGAGCATCCACAATACGTTTGGTTTCTAAAGATTGTCCTTTACGGTCGAATGAAAGGTGCAATGTACGTGTCAAAATTGCTTCAGAAGCCGCAATTGCGCTGTTTTGGGAAATCATGATGGCACCGCGGAAAGGTGGTTCATACGTTTCATTACCAGCGGTTTTTAGACCCTTAGAACGAATTGCTCGACCGTTAAAAGCATCTTTGAGTTCGTCCCAACTAAACTTTGCTTGTTTGACGCTATTGCCTTGTGCATCGTTACGGTCACCTTCAATCAACACAACTGGAAGGTTGGAGATTTGGGCAAAGTTACGGTAAATAGCTACGTTTGTTGATTTATTGGCATCAAAGCCTTCGTACTCTTTACGACCGCTTAATTTCCATAAGAACTCAATCAAACGTGATTTACCGGCACCAGCTTGGCCAATAATTTCAATGAAAGGGTAAGAGCTGTGCATAGAGCGAATTTGCTCGGCAAAATATGTACCGGTCCACCATGCCAGCGCAATTAATCCCTTACTGCCACGTACCCGGTAAAAGTCCTTCCACCAAAAAGGCTTAAATTCTTTTTTCGGATTTAATGTAATGACAGGGGACTTCGCTAAGCTCTTGAGTTCAAGACGCTTAATTTTGAAGTAATCATGTTCATTAATGGGGATAACTTGGCCCTTATGCACAGCATGTTTTGGGAAGATGTAAGTTTCATATTCACTTGAATAGCCTATGTAATCGGTAGTTTTGACTTCTTTTAAGCGTTCCGTTTTACGCTTCATAAAAAATTCAAGCTGTTGATCAGTACCAGTCCACATTGCTCCAGCCATGACTTCCATCGTTGCATCTTTGAATTTGCTACGGCTGCCGATTTGGCTTGGGGTAAATTGAGTTTTCTTTTCTGCCCATTGGCTTTGCACGTTGAAGTAATACCAAGCTTCGCCTGTAACTTCATTGCGTTCAAAATAAAGGGGATCAATTTGAGCATTGCAGATCTCAGTGACAGCGGCACAGTCACGTAAAGCTTGCTCACGCTTCTGTTGATCAAGTAGCGCATCAAAACTTGGATCTTCTTCAATCTGATTCATACGTTTAGCGTATTTGTCGTAATCTAAATTGAACCAATACAGACGGAAATTGTGATTAAAGAAAAAGGTTTTGGTTCGTCCTTCTTTGAAGTTGTAGATCAATAAGCCAGCTTGTTCAGCTGTTTCTGCAATGAGTAATTCACCGTAATGACGATACTTGGCACGTTCTTCACTATGGAGTAAGTCGTGCATAAACAGGTCATTCCAATCAAGGTTTTTACCTTTGACTTGATGAGGGGGCAGAGCAGCTGAAGAAGCCCATTTTTCCTGAAGCGCCCGGAGGTGGAATTTTCTAATTGCATCTTTACCGGCTTTGTCATTGTCGAATGCCCAGATCAGACGTGGCTTATCTTTCTTCAGTTCATGGCAGCGGTCTGCAATCTGTTTAAGTAAAACAGTGGGATAATTACCAGTCGACATGGTGGCAATAGCTGGTTGGCCAGATTGAATTAATGCAATGGCATTAAAAATACCTTCAGTAATCCAAAATGAAGGAGCGTTGCAAAGACTATCTAGATCAGCTGTAGACCAAGACAATCCCTCATATTTGCCGATGAAGTTTGCTTTTTGACGTCCAAAACGTTCAGGACGGTCGATAAAACGTTCCCAATAAATTCCTTCAGCTAATTTGAAACGAACAGTACCGGTATAAAGACCAGGATATTTTTGTTCATTGCTAAACGTATCTTGAGTATATAAACCTTTTAAAGGGGTAATGTCCAAGCCACGGCCATGACGTAAATATGCATCAGCAGCTGCATGTGGATTTACTTCAGTTTTAGGAAATTCCTTAGACCAATCTTTGAATAAGTCTTCGCAAATATCTTTTACATGTTCTTCATAACCACAATTATTTAAACGGCTGCATTTCACCACACGAGGTTTGATCGCATGGGTATAGCATTCTTTCTTGCTGCACTGTGGGCAGATGCCTTGTCTGTACCATTCTCCAACTCTTTTGAATTTGAAGATCTGGTTAAGACGGTCATCTATGCGTCTTGATATATCTGACATTTAACACCACACGATTGAAAATTGATAACTGTTTGAGATTGTGGAAATTTTGTTTGTCTTTGTAGCTTTTCATGCATACAAAATTGACTTTGATTACAATCGCTCATCCGTTTCTGACTGGGCCAATTCTGGGCAGTGTTTGAGCATAAATTCACGGATATAAACAGCTGGTTGTTTGTCGTTGTCAAAAGCAACTTTACGAAGGATTTTTAGCTGGTCAGCGGTCCAACGAACCATAGTTCCTTCCGTGTGACGTTGTTTAGTTTGATCATTTGACTTGTTCATGCGAAAATCACCATAAATCGTTACTTAGTAACTCAGTAATCATAATTTAGTACTATTTATGGTGATTATCAAGTGCTTTTTTAGGGAAAAGTATGAAAAATGATGATTTGTCGACACGTGGTAGTCGACTTCGTGAAGAGCGGAAACGCTTAGGGTTAATTAATCAGGAAGATCTTGCTGATATTCTGAACGTAAAAAAGAACTCAGTTGTACGTTATGAAAAGCACAATGCGGCCTTAGATACTGACCAATTGGATCTGCTCGAGGACCACGGATTTAATATTCCTTATATTCTTTGGGGTAGGGTTGAATTGAATAGCAGTGACCTGGAAGAGACAGAATCAAAGCTCATTCAACTGTATCGTCAAACACGTGAAGAAATGCGCCCTGGTTTGGTTTCTATAGTTGAAACTTATGCCAATCAGTTTAAATAAAAAATATAAGAAAATTAAAACCCGGCCTTAGCCGGGTTTTTTTAATCATTTGGTGTGTACTGCGCGGTTTATATGGACCACTTGGTGATGAATCATATTGATGATTGCCGTAAATTCTTTTTCTTTTAAGGTGTCATCCACTTTCATTTTTGTCATTGCAAGTAGAAAGTTTTCAAGATTATCTAATGGATATTCGATTTCTTCCAGGATATCTTCAGCCGTCATTTTTTTGTGGCTATTTATTTCGAGTGTTGAGTGCATTTCTCCCCCTGTCTATTGATAACAAGCGTATTTTGTTAGATTTTTTTCCAAATGGGTAGGGTTATGCGACAGGATATGACGCATAACCGATTATTAACTTCTATACCTTGGTCGAATGCTTTTGTTTAATTCGATTAATTAATCGGGCTTTTAGGGGAAATAATATCGTTAACACTAATGTTGGAAACATTTGGTGTCGATTTTTACTTTTACTGAGAATATTGGCCATTCGATAAACATATTTCAAATGTGCAGATAATTGTGCTTCAGCTTGGAAATTGTTTAGCTCAATATAGCCTTGCTTGATCAGAATGGTTAAATATAGTTTTTCAATAATATTTTTCATGCTCCCACTCCCAAGAACAGTATTGAGAAAGTGAAGCCAGCAGCACTGATAAATATTGCAGTGTCGAAAAGGTTCTTCAGTAGCTTTTTACGTTTGAATTGACGTTGGCGTTGGTGGTAAGCATCCAAGTCATAAATAGGAGTGTGTTCTTTAGCTGAATTTTGAGTGTACGAATGCGTAGCAGTAAATGATTTCATTTTGCTGGTTCCTGTTTGTCAAGTTTTAAACCTGACACCATTACTTCTCACGGTAATGGTGACAGACTGAATAGGGGTGAGAAACCATCCAAACAGGAAATGGCAAAATCACTTATGTGATAATCCCTATCCAGCCTGCCATAAAAGGCACAGCCGAATTTTACACAAAAAAATAGCCCATAGCGGACTTTTTGCGCCTGTTTGTTAATTCAGGTTCTCACGCCTGACCATAGATTTTGCTATGGTGAAATAAGGGTAACTTAGTTACTATTAATGCGTCAAGATTTTATAAGATATAAAAAAAGCCCCCAAGGGCTTTTTTTATTTAATACATAATTTTGAACCATCTTCTATTAGTGGTGCTATATTCATCTTAAATTTAACACCTAAATTCTCAGCTTCTTTTGTTATATCAAAAATAGTTCGATAGTCATTTTGAGCACTGCCATTCACGCCATATTTGTTTCCTTCAGGATCTGTAAATACTATTCGTGAAGGAGGCTCACACGTTAGAGTTCCTTTATTAACAACTAATGGCCACTTGTCTTTATATTGATCCGCTGACACTTCTTGCTTCTTTAGTTCAGGTTCACTAGTGCATGCTGTTAAAAAAGTTAAGGTTAATAAAGAGATGATTTTTTTCATGATTTGTAATTAACTTAGTGATGTGAGTATTAACTATCATAAGATGTAAATAATAAGAATGAAATAAAAAGAGGGCGGTATGTGTGCGAACTATGAACCCATTTCAAAAGACCGTGTTCACCTTTTAGATTTGTTTGAGCCTACTTTTGAATATAGCAATGACATTTATCCAGGTGCGGATTGCCCGCTTTTATTCTCAAATGAAGGTAATGTTGAGTGGCGACAAGTAAAGTTTGGTCTAGTCCCAACTTGGGCTAAAGACTTAAAAATTTGCCGTAAAACTTATAATGCCCGGACAGAAACAGTTCATGAAAAACCTAGCTTCCGTCATGCCTGGAAGAATAGCCAGTTTGCATTAATACCAGTAGATACAATTTACGAGCCAAAATATATTGATGGTAAGGCACATTGGTACGGAATTTACCGTAAAGATGGCATGCCTTTTACCGTTGCAGCGCTTTATGAAAATGCGAAAGTTGAAGGGCATCAAATACGCTCAATGACGATGCTTACCATAAATGCAGATCATCATCCGTTTATGTCTCAGTTCCATGCACCGACTGATGAAAAACGCTCAATTATTGTGATTCCAGATAGCCTAAGAAATGATTGGCTCAACTGTAAAAATACTGAAGCGAGAGATTTTTTCTTAGATATGGAACCAGACGAATACCTAGCACAGCCTAAGGAAGAGTTGAAGAAAATCCGATCAAATGCATAACTGAGCGCGTCAGGTTATGACTTGTTATTGATTCTGCATGATTTTTAAAATTTGTTAATAAATCAGTTAATAAACTATCATCTTGATTATGTAACGAAATCAAGGTGATCTTATGAGAAATATCGAACCATCCATCATTAAAATTAGGCCTCATCTCAAGCAGGGCAATGCTTTGAGAGATATTCACAACCCTCAAAAAGTAACGCCTTTTACTAAGTTTTCAATTCCTCTAGCAATCGAAAAAGTTGCAGCTGGCTTTCCGTCCCCGGCACAAGATTATGTAGATAAAAATATAGATATGAATGAGCACTTAATTAAAAATGAGTGTGCAACATTCGTGGTCCGCGTAGCTTCACAATCGATGCTCAATGCAGGCATTGATATTGATGATGAACTGATTGTCGACCGTAGTCTTGAAGCAAAGCATAACGATATTGTGATTGCTTTAGTTGATAATGAATTTACCGTAAAGCGTTTGATGATAGATGCTGACGAACGTTGGTTAAAAGCTGAAAATCCAGAGTTTTGTGATATTCATTTAAAGGATGGCCAAGAACTTTTTATCTGGGGTGTAGTGACCTTCATTTTAAAAAATACAAGAAAAAGTAAATGAAGCACGAAAAGAAAGTGTTTGCTTTGGTGGACGTAAATAACTGCTACGTCAGTTGTGAGCGTGTGTTCAATCCTAGTTTGATTGATAAGCCGGTTATTGTGTTATCAAACAATGATGGCTGTGCTGTTGCCAGATCCAACGAAGCAAAAAAACTTGGTATTAAAATGGGAGTGCCGCTGTTTCAAATTAAAGATCTTGTTCAGCAAAATAACGTTATTGTGCTTTCAAGTAACTACACGCTATACGCTGAAATGTCTCGACGTTTCCATAAAGTTTTAGGCACTTATGTGACCGAATCAGAACAAGAAATTTACTCGATTGATGAATGCTTTTTAGACCTAACTGATTACTACGAAAACTTTAACCTATCCAGCTATGCACAAGACATGAGAATAACAATTTTAAAGTGGATAGGTTTACCTTGCTGTGTGGGGATTGGCAGCAGTAAGACAGAAGCAAAAATTGCAAATCATATTGCTAAAAAGTATCCAGCATTTAATAGTGTGTGCAATTTGGTAGATATGGACCTTTGTAATAAAGAAGTTTTTTTCTCTGAAATTGATGTATCAGAAGTTTGGGGGGTTGGCCGCAAACACAGTAAGAAATTGCAGGGGATGGGAATTAACTCTGTATTTGATTTGGCGTGTACAGATCCACGTGAAATGAAAAAAAACTTTTCGATTGTTATGGCTCGAACTGTTGCAGAACTCCAAGGCATTTCATGCATAGAAATTGAAGATACTCCATCTTCAAAAAAACAAATTATTAAATCATGCTCATTTGGTACGAAAGTAACTGAACTCAATGATTTGAAAGAAGCCATAGGAATGCATGCTCAGGAGGCATGTAAAAGGCTAAGAGATGATGAATCATTATGTGGATATCTAATTGTGTTTGTACAATCTAACGTTTTTGACGAAAGTGCCCCTTTTTATAACAAGTCAATAAGTGGCGGTTTTTCAGAACCAACTGATTGTGCGATGGATCTTGTAAAAGCTGCAACAAGAATGGTTGGCGAGATTTTCAAAGAAGGCGTGAAGTATAAGAAGTGCGGAGTAATTCTGACGGGTTTAGAGCCAAAATCCGGCCATACCTATGACTTACTTACAGACTTTGAAGCAATTGAGAAAAAAGAAAAACTAATGAAAACTTTAGAAGGGGTACATCAGAAATATGGTAAGAAAAAATTAGGTGTTGGACCTTGTTTTATACCAGGAAGAACTTGGTCAATGAGTCGGGATAAACTGAGTAAGAATCCGTTCAGAGTTGATGGATTGTTGACTGTAAAATAATAAAGCCCCATTGAAGGGGCTTGGCGTTATGCGACAAGATATAAGAACATAGAGCTACTTAAAATAATGCCCATGATCATGCCAATTAAGATTGGGTATAGCCACATTTATTGCTCCCATTATGGACCTGTTGATTTAATTTAGTTTGACTTTTGTTTTGGAGATCTTCTTCCTTATAAAAAGCCTTCATTTCTCGGATGTATCGAGTAAATTGATAATCCAGCATCATCCAAAAAATAATGAGGGCAAAAACAAGAATAACGATGAAAAAGATTTGGAAATTTGTCATTTAAAAGTACCTTTTTGAAAGTTTTTCTTGTGTATTTTTACATTCCACACAAAGGGTTACAGAACCATAGCGCTGACGTTCAACAGGAATATCATTTCCGCATTCTTCACATTCGGTAAGAGAAGGGCGGCTAAAGTCTTTAGGTTGAATATGAACCTGTTTAAGTTGTAGTTCTTGGGCTATATCGATTTTATCTGTCATGCGTGCTCCATTTTCCAAGTACGGTCTGGAGTAGGTAAATTAATTTCAGGATTAGGATGAGCTGGAGGGGAAAGCTGGATCTTTAATTCAAAAAATCCTTGAGCGGTAAAGCCACACTCTAAGTTTTGACACTGTCCCTGAAATGAACGGAGTAATGGATTAAGTTCAGTACTTGAACGGATTGAAAAGGGTTCACCGCAGTGAGGGCATTTATAACGTGAACGAGGTCGTGCCATTTCGTTACCTATTGGTTAATTATTTACGATTTTATAACAAAATCACTATAAATAGTGATTTATAATAATTTGTATCGAAAATTGATTATTGTTTTTAGTCCTTGCTTTCCCCCAAGCAAGGATTTTTTTTATTTGTTCTTTTTAGCTTTATCTATTCGGGCTTGCTCCCTCTTTAAAGCAATGGTTGCTGTCTTTTTTGTTTTATATATTTTGATGAGCTTTAAAGGATTGCTTTGATCTCCAGAAGTAAGTTTCAGGTCTTTGCCATTCTCACGATAAAAAACAATTACTCCAGAGTAGTCAGCATAATTACGACCAGTCCTTTTTTTAATTTTTTTTCTTAATTCTTTATCTCCATTTTTATCTGGCTCAAATAGAGTTGAAACATCATCTGTATTCGGCAGCTGCACCTCTAATTCAACACTTGTAGTAAATCCGTTATCCGTTAAATTATGAGTAACGTTCGTGCCGAGCCATACAATGTCATCGATTTGTGGTTTTAAACCGGTGAATACAAACTCTTGTTCCGGGATAAGTTCAGGTTGGCCAAAGGCAAAGGTATAAGACAATTTTTGTGAAGAACGTTTGCAACGGTTGAATTCAGCCTGACAAGCAAGTTCAGCTGTTTTTTTGTCGCGGTGGACGTAACGGATCTCTTTTAAGTTTTCCTCATTATCTCCAATCACTACATATAACTTTTTAGATTTACCAGCATCGTAATAGAACGCTTTAACGCCTGTAATTCGGTCAGTACCGGTACCAGTCGTATAATTGTGGCCATCACCATCAGATCTAAAAATTTGGGCTGTAGGAAGAGGTAATCCGGATACAGTTTGACTGGCTCCACGAGGAAGTAAAATTAAATGGCCATTTTTTACCGTAGCAATAGCGTCATGTTCATCAGCTATCCGGGTAATCAGATTGGCATCACTTTCATTTTGTGCAATGTATGAAATTACTCGGCTGGCCAGTGTGTCATGCACAATTGTTTTAAGAGCATATTCAGCACCAACGGTTTCAAAAATCACCTGAATTGTTTTATTACTAAAGCTACGTTCACGCTTTTGTTTTAACCCCTCAGATACGTCATTACTGAAGGCCGAAATGCTTAAAATATCTGGTGCACCACGATGAGTGACGGATTCAACTTTGTATTTCCCTTTGTCGACCAGACCTGTATTAGACCAACCAATCCACACCTGGATAATTGCGCCTTCAGGAGGAATTTCTAATTGTCCATCTGAATCATCAAGCTCAATATCCACCGAGTCCACAACTAAGCCACGATTGTCTTTAATATTGAGTGAAATTAAACGATCGACAACGAGAGGGGAGATGTCATTACCATCTACTTCTAGGCGATATATAGGAAATGGATATTCAGTTTCAGCCTGATAAGAATCAGCTGCTCCATTTAGTTTATTTGTGATCTTATTAAGCATTTATATCAACCTGTTTACCGCACCACCAGCCATGCCGATGAGTGTGCCAAGTAGCGTCGGTTTCCATTCCTTAACGATTTTTAGTGTCAGGCTAAATTCGGTTTTACGTGCTGCACCATCTTTAAAGAAATAGGTTTTTGTCTCTTCCATATTTTCAATAATAACTAGGCCGTAAATCTTGCCGGTACCTTCAATTAAGGTGTAGGCCATGCCTGTATCAGCCATACGACGGACTTGATCTAGTACAACGCGGTTATAGGTTAATTCATGGTAGATTTCCCCCTTCAGGGTAATGGTATCTTCACCTTTTCCCGTGAACTGATAAGCCGGGGTAGAACCTACCCGGCTATTGCTTGGATGTCTCCAGTTAGTTACACGTTGAAGTTCTTGATATGCAGCTGTTCGTAATGAAAATACGAACAGCCCTAAAGCCATCATCATATTTTTTACTCTGTGTCTGTTAGAAAACGACGTCTAGCGTCACGCTCTTCTTGTTGAAGGCGTACCATTTCAGCCCGTAACGCGCGTGCAGTTTCACGAACGGGTTGACCGTGCTCTGCCTTAATTGTGATTTGTATGGTGTCATTACTAATGTAGCTGCCACCGCGTTGTGCTCGGATCGGTGTTACTGGTGTAACCTTTGCTGTGGTACCAGTACCTATTACATTCTGTGTAGCTTGCTGTGTCGCTTTAACGGGTAAGTTGTGATTCTGTGAAATACCTAATGCCATGCCCTGCATCGTGTAATCACCAATACCCATAAACACACGTGAAGGGGAGTGGATACCTAGGATATTCCTGGCTTTATCAATGACGCCTGTGACTGCTCCGGATAGAGCTGCTTTTACTTCACCAATTTTTGACATAATCCCGTTTTTTAACCCGGTAAGAATCATTGCGCCAAAGCCTGTGAACTTTGCTGGTAAATCAATTCCGAACCAGGACAAAACCTTTGCAAATGCTGCATAGAAAAGACCAATAGGTGACCAGTTAATAATTAATGCAGATACTCCTGTGATACCACCATTGAAGGCACTTTTTACAGTATTCCAAATACCCACAAAGAATCCTTTGATAGGTTCCCAATTTTTATAAATGAGATAGGCAGCTCCAGCCACAGCTGCAATAACGCCTAGGATTATTAAACCGGCTGGAGAGAAAATGGCTCCTAAAGCACTAAACCCGATACCTAATGTTGAAAAGGTCATTTTGAGCATAGCAAGGGGACCAAGTAGCGCTAAAACCCCAAGTGATAAAGCGCTTATAACCCCAATGATAGCTATACCACCAACTGCAATTTTTACCAGTGTTGAGGCTAAGGCAGGGTTGCGTGATGCCCAATCTTGTACAACTGTCATCACAGCGGTAAATTTGCCCAGCATCGTATTAATTGTTGGTAAAAGTACATTACCAATATTGATTGCCAGACCCGCTACTTGGTTCTTGGCCAACTGAATATTATTAGCTGTAGTTGCTGCCCGTGCGGCATACTCGGCTTGCATTGAACCAGCATATTTAGATTTATCACCTACCATTGATAGGTTCTTTTCTAGTGCTTCCATGTTGGTAAGCAATGGTGCAATCGAACCTAAAGACTCGGATCCAAATAGTTCTTTTAAGGTTGCAGCCTGTTTATATTTATCTAATTTTGAAATTTCTTTTATTACTTTTAACGTAGTAGCTTCAGCATCAATTTGCATATCTTTTGCAACTTGGCCAGCATCTAAACCCAGCTCTTTATAAGCAGCTCTTTGACCTTTAGTTGCAGATTCTCCAGCAACTAAAGCAAGCATCATATTCTTGATACCGGTTGCTGCGATTTCTTCTGCAACACCCATTCCCCGGATAGTGGCACCAAGAGCTGCAATAGATCCAGAAGCAAAACCACCAACCTCCCCAAGAGGGCCAATACGTTGAACAATATCCATGATGCCTTTTGCTGCAGCAGGAGTGTTATTGCCCAGGTAGTTAATTTTATCTGCAAGTGAGACGACTTCAGTTTGAGACATTTTAAAAGCTGTACGCATTTCGGCCATAGCTTGACCAGACTCTTGAGCAGAAATGTCAAAAGCAACGCCCATTTTTACTGCAGATTCTGCAAAACCAAGTAGTTCATTTTTTGCAATTCCAGATTGGCCACCAGCTGCAACAATAGCTGCAATATCCTTTGCAGCCATAGGTAGTTTGGTTGATAACCGGATAATGTCATCACCCATGATTTTGAATTGCTGAGGGGTTTCAAAATTGACGACCTTTTTCACATCAGCCATTGCAGATTCATAGTCAATTGCCAGGTGTACCGGAATAGCCATTGCAGCTGCTCCAGCTCCAGCAACCATTAGACCTTTCTTGGCCAGATCCGATGCTTTAGCCATACGTCCTTGCATTTGCTCATACTGCTTTTGGGCTTTCTGGTGACGTTCTAAAGATTCCTTTTGTTTATTAATTTCCATCGTAGTGAGATGGATTTTATTCTTCAGCTCAGATTCATCATCAGCCAGATTGTCAACACTAATCCCAGCTTGGTTAAGTTCACGAACTAAAGCTGTCATTTCTGAGCCTTGATTTTTTTGAGCTGCTTTCAGGCGTTTTTGTGCAGCTTCAGCACGTGCCAGATCCTTAACCATCTGTTGGGTAGGGACACCAATATTCATGGCCGTTTTGAGCTGTTTCAGTGTTTCCTTATTCTGTTCAATCGCCTGTGTAGTTTTTTCAGATTGTTCTTTAAGTTGTCTGAAGCCAGAGATTTTACGTTGTTGGGCTTCTAGTGCCTTCAGTTCAGATGAAGTCTTTTTAAAGGCATCTGATAAGGTTTTAGAGCCACCAACGATTGTTTTTATAGGGCCAGATAATTTATCAACTGCATTAAATAGGACTTCTAATTTTAAATCTGCCATTGGTGGACTCTAATTAGTTAATTTGATTTCTTTTGAGTGCTCTACGATGCCATTTGCTCAATTCAACTATATCCATGTCATCGTAAGTACTTGGCGGCCAGTGGAAGATGACGGCAATATTAGCTATTGCCTCATCTACATCATCGACCAGCTCTAGGCTGTCTGAGCCTTGATTTCCTTCTGTAAGGCTTTCGGGTACAAAAAAGTGACCAAATGCCCTCCTAAATTGGCAAAATCTACAGGGTCCATTTGGTAGATCTGCTGAGGTGTCAGTGCTGGGGAAGTAACACGTGGAAGGACTTTACAAAGTGCATCTACGTCATGCTGGTAAATAGCCTGGAGACTGATACCACTTAATGCCTTTACACTTGGTTTACGAATGGCGACCTGAGTAATCATTTGTTCACCCATACGGATTGGTTCTTCTAAAGTCACCACTTCTTCATTTGGGTTTTTAATTTGTTCCTGGTTAATTGCTTGATCAATTTGATTCATGTGGAAATATCCTAAAAGTTAAATAAAAAAACCTTCTGCAGTACTGGACTACAGAAGGGAAGGAAACTTATACAATACCGATGATGTTTCGTTGTTTTTCAAGGCGATCTACGCCACCAATGGTTTCTTTAAAGCCAAGAAGATCAATCTCGACTTCAACGACGCCATTAATTACTTCTTTGTAATAAACCAGCTTAGACTTAACTTTGTGCTCGGTATCTTCACCCGGTGTCGCTTCACCGCGGTCTAACTCTTCATGTCGACCACGAACAATGATCTCTACTGAATCATAATCACCTGTGTCATCACGTTGATATGCACCAGCAAAACGCATATAAACACCGTCAATTTTTTCCATACCAAATTGACGTAGAGTGATGAGATCCAATCCACCTAATGTCAATTCAAGTTCAAGACCATCATCAGAAAGGCCTAAGTCAACAAATGCTGTGCCATTCATGCCTCCGCCACGATAGCCTTCCAATTTACGGGCCAGTTTCGGTGGAACAACAGTTTTAATTTTTCCTAAATAGCTATTCCCTTCATTAAAGAAGTTCATATTTTTCAGTTTTGGAGGTAAAGCCATGCGTTAAGCTCCTTAAGCGTTTACAGATGCAGCAAAGTTAGCGAGATAACGATCAGTAATACGTTGTCTGAATGTCAGATCTTCTAACGGTGGGACAGGGGTGTAATCGTAATCAGTGGCCAATTTCCCAACCTTTAAGGTATCGGAAGTATTTGCTTCAGGATCGAACCATGCATCGCCACCAATGAGGTATTTATTACGTGTGAGTTCACGTAGCTTGGCCTTTTGACCTTCAAGAATGTCTGTGACTAATGATCCATGAAGAGGTAAATCATTTGCCCACATGTGTGCTTCAGCCATGCTGTCAGCCAAGACTTGAGCAGTACGTGTATAGTTTTCAAAGATGAATAATGGATCATCAGAACAAGTACGGGATCCCCAGAAACGGAATCCTTCATGCTGAATTAAAGTAGTGACTTCATTACTGTTGAGATAACCAGCGTCAGTTGCTGGATCTTGAAGATCCCAAGTCACATCTGCATCAATACCAGTTACACCTGATACTGCAACGTTTGAAAGGGTTTTATGCCAACCTGTTTCATTATCGATTTTTGCGCGTAATCCCATAGCAACAGCTACAGCTGGTACGGTTTCTGTTTGAGCCGTTGTCGTATTAAATGCTACAAAGTTCGGCCAAATGATCATGAGTTCACGTGCAGCAAACGCTTCACGATATGCCACTGCTTCTTCTTTGGTTTTACAGCCCCAGGCATAGGCATAGGCCATTGCACGTAACTTTTTAGCAATAACAACTAATTCAGTAGCAACTGCCTGAGTATCAAGCCCTGGTGCACCTAAAATACGGGGTTGAACACCTAACTTTGATTTGGCAACAAGTAAGGCTTTAAGGCCAGTATATTTACCTTCAGCGGTTACAGTACCAACGACATTTGCAGTTTGAGCTGCTTCATCAACTGCAGTTGGTACACGGACCACAACACAAATAGCGTTGGTTTGGTTGGCCATATTTTGAAGTAC